TAAAATTATTTTCTTATAACCTATGATTATATAATTTGAAACCAGAACAGTCGTAAACACGGGCTCTAACCGTGCAATAACCTGCAAAAATAGGCTTCTTAAAATCTATGATTATGTTTAAAATATATGATATTGATTACAATATGTTAGATAATATAAAAATGGTGTTGATTAGTATTATCCCTCGCCCCTTACGACTTTTAATGAAAAGGCTGGTTAATGAAATATAAAGTATTGAATTAATTGTTTTTAGTATATCTGTTTCAAGTTTGGTGCCATTGGGACACTAGCTTGAATTTCGTGCAGTTCCACTCCAGTATATTTCTTCCTGTAGTGGTTCTTATAACGTTTTCTAATGATACTAAAACCGTAGATAAATATTGCTATCAAAGTTATTGCAACTAAAAATGCAGTATCTAATGAAGGATATTTAAATTTTTTAGGTGATTTTACGCCAGTATTGTTCTCATCCTTCTTTGAGAAACTTAAACTGTCGATTAATGAAAACATATGATCAAAAACCATTATGCATAGAGCGATGTGGCCACATTTAATGTGTACTGAGGTAATGAAGTCAAGAATCCAAAGGTAAAATCTTTTGCAACTGAACGGAAAAATCGGACGTTTTGTGAAGCATAAGGTCTGATCAGCAAATGTTTGCTATTCGAACCATTGTTGAAACCATCCGTGCTTGAAGTTCGGTTGATGTTAAAAGGCTGAATATATGGTATACAAATTTGTGCCAAACATTCTTCAGTGTAAATAGGCACAACACGGGATCCTGAACTTGCCGAATTCGTAGCGGCAATTGTCTGGATTCCATTTGGATTGCCCAATGAAACACCTGAATAATTATTTCTTGAATTTAAAAGAGTTGCCTCACCAAATGGTGCATTATCAAGGGTTCCTCTTTTGCCCAATGAAATAATCATTCCTCCCTTGAAAAATCCATATGCAGAAGATAAATAATCAATATGATCGTTATATTGTCCCCGATCTGCGGCAATTTGTGCCAAGGTCGTACGAAAAATAAAAGGATCAATCAAAAATGCTTGTGCTGCAGCTGATGTAAAAGAATTGGAAAAAACTGTTGCAGCAGTTGCCAACTGTCTGAGATTTGTGATTTGCTCTCCTAATGATTGTGCAATTGTGGAAGTTGAATGGGGACAACGTTCAATTGTTGTTGAAGATTCTCCTCTTTCGATAATTTGTGATTTTGTTTTACTTGCATTTTGAGCAAGACTCTCACCCTCAACACCTTTCATTTGAGTTTGTGGGAGCAAATATAACCAAGTTTCTGCTTCTGAAAGAATAACATCTGAAGCGTGGAAGTCAATGTATAAGAATACAGTCGGTGAAACTTGTGCTGATGCAATCAATGGTACTTCAACAATAACATAGAACATTCCATAAGAACATTCATGTGTGAATTGATTTGCTGACAAGTTTGCTGAACTAGCAACTCCAGCGGCATTTCTTGGCGAAGGGACATTCTTCATATTTGTGGTCGTCATGGGTTCTACAACATGTTCACCCATCATTTTATCTGCACCAAATTTGTGAATTTGTCCTTTGACAACATTGACATCATCTGTGGTCATAACCTGACCAGCCGTATATTTACCTGTATCTTCTGGTACAAAAATTGTTCGAAGTTGGTATGAATGAAGCTGATTATGAGTGCCACAAATCTTAAAATTAAGTTTGGCGGACCATTGTTGTGCCATTGAAGCGGCAAACATCTGATGCGAAATCGTCATTGTTGTTACTGGAGGTGTGCCTGCTACCGACGCTGAAAAATCAGTGATGGTACAGGGACGTGCATACAAAACTGTGTGCACTTGATCTGCAACGGCCAAAGGGAAAACTCCAATAATGTTTTCACTATTCATGATCTTTTCGACTTCCATTTCGTCTATCCCAGAGCCAAATTGTCCATCCGAAACTTCCACTTCCTGATTTTTCGCAACAGTCAAATTATGCATTGGAACTGTGCCTTGATCATTTAGGAAACGTGTTCCTGGATGATACTTGATAGCTGTGATCGGAGCATCAGATGGATTATGTTTTGGCGTAGAGGACATGACTTTCTGCATCATATTTCTCAACGAATTCATCTGCATTTTCGGATAAATCGGAGAAACTTTAATCGTCGGTTTCTCATTCATTCTAGCAATCAATTGTTCGATCTTTTCTTTTTCTACTAACAAGTTTGCCAAAGCTACAGGTTGGTCAATAAATGTTGGATATTCAACTCTCAAAGTCTCCATTGGACAGAAGATTTGAATTTTAATTCTTGCTGAATCAGTTTGAGATGGAGTTACGCGTGAAATTCTAAAAGTTCCAAGACTTCCTGTGTTCGTGGATAAATTTCTTGCCAAAAATGCATCCACCCAAGGTGCTGTAATATCAACTTGGCCTCCTGTAGATAAAGGAATCACTTCTCTTATCGACTGGGATTGTTGTAGGAGCGTTGCAGCTCTTTGCGTACCCAAAGGAGGAATGTATTGTGGCATAATTGCACCTGAGCATGTCCTTGCTGTTGTTATGAGCGTTCTTATAACAATATTTGCTCTTATAGCAGCAAATCTTGCCAACTTTGCTCTCACGTTGGCTTGTCCAAGCAATGCTGCCAAAGGGTCAAACGTATAAAGAATGTCACCTGGTAAACCGCCTGTTGGTACCGTGACATTTGCAATTGTGTAGACTCTGCTTACAATATCTCGCACTGTGTGGTCACGTATTTCCTCAAATTGATAGAACTTTTCTTCCGACAAGCTTTTCTGTGCGGGCATTTGTTCCTTGATGATTTCTGTCTCATTATCATATGTTATGATTTGTTGTGATGTGATTTCTTGTGATTGATTTTCATTTTGTTGTTCTGTTGACCATTGTTTCATTTCAAGACGCGGCCAAACATCTTGAACTGTAATGAGCGAATTTTCGTCATGCTCTGAATAAATATTCTGACGCAGCTTATGATCAACGATAACGCTGAAATCATCGGAGAAATAAAATAAATTATCACCATTACGTGTCATATTACGCAAATCGCTCTGCGAAAATCTACATTCTGGTGGTAACAACAAATTATGTCTGTCAGCTGAGGTGAGAATTAACTGTCTGTATTTTTCAAATATTGTTTGCGTGTGTAGACTTAATTCTCGAATTGCCACACGCATATTGACTACGGTTTGTGCTCGTTTTAGTTCTCGTTTCCTGTTATCCACCTTATCCCAATTCAGACATTCAAGAATAGAAACTAATTCCAGAGGTGCAATCCATCCATGTACTGAATCATATGAAAAAGTACGCTTTAAGATTGAAACTTCTGATAATAGCTTATATTCTAATTCTTTGCCATCCTTGGCATCATTGGTGTATGTGTGGCCTAATGTCTTCATCATTAATGTTATTTCTTTCGGATCAATTAGACGTCTCAAAGTTTGTGAAAACGACATCAAGTTGTCGTCACCATATGTTACTACTCTAAAATGTTCTGTTAAATTTGCCCTAACTTCAATTGATTCACTTGTTCCTACTTTAAGTAAAATTTTTGAGATAACCAAGTATAGCAATGCTGTATTGTACATTGTGTTAACAAACGTTGTTGCTGGATTTCCTGAAGGTTGTCCTGAAGCAATATGTGCAACTGCATTACCGAAAACTTGTCTTGAATCAGTAATTTCTAACCATAAAGCTTTTGTGATCTTACTTTCGCGTCCATAGAATTGTTCAATTATTTCGTAAATTTCCCATAAAAGACAAGACATCAATGTGCCGTCGAAGTTTTTGAAATCACCTGCAAGAAATGCACGTTCAGATGGGTGTGCAACCTCTAACAAGTAATTGACAAGAACTCCGACATCTGAACTCAACATATTTATTCCAATTAAAGAAGAATTAAAAATTCTTTGCTCCATTGTGGCTGCAAAGTAATCAAGATAATATTCTCTAAAAAGTACTGAATATTGAAGAGGTCCAGCAGCGAAAATACGCGCCAAAAGCTTTTCTAGCTTTTTCAATTCATCTTTCATTGTTACAGCAAAGTAAATATCTGGTCTCCGATCATTCATTATACAATCTATAATCTCATCAATGAGCTGAATCAATCTAGGATGATCGTAGATAAATTCTTCTCCTTCTCCAAGATATTCGTGTTTTCCTGTCTGCGTAGTTTCTTGTGCTAATGGAATTCCGCTGCTTGATTTTCTGTTCATCGCTTGTTTATACTTATCTCCTTCAACTCCTCTTATTGCAACCTCTCGTGACATTTTCAAGATACGTCTTTTAGGTTTAAAACAATGATAAAGGTATGCTCTGCAAACTGCACGGTCTTCATCTATAAGAAAATAGCTGGGATTTATGTATTTCTTTATTGCAGTCACAGCACCATGTTCTTCACCTTTTCCATATTTCAACTTTGCTGGTGCTTTTGTTGTTTCAAAAACTTCACCATGACAAATCGACTTCCGCAATTTTGTTTCGCACGGCATATATAATGGGCGTGGAATTGTCGCTACAATGGGAAATTCATTTGGTAAAATAGTCACTATTTTCCCTGGTTTATATTGCATTTGGCAATAAGGTTTAAGTGCATGGATCATTTCAGCAGTTATAATCTGACCAAAAGCATCGTCGGTCATACAATAACCAGCCATATGAATACCAATCACTTTACCTGTTTCATTGGAGGAATTTGAAACTAAAATGCTACCACAAGATCCAGGTATTGTTTGTGCGTCATATGATACCGTTTTCCATGTGTAAAGCATCTCACCATTTGGATCTGTTGCTAACAAAGGTGCTTTGTTTATCGACTTAATGGAAATTCTTTGTTTTTCTGCCATTAGAATCCATTGAGGGTTTGAAACTATCGTATCTATTCCCTTAATCTTTTCGAATTCTACTGCTTCACATAATGAAACCATTGTGGCATTTTGATGTAAAATTTTATCCATATCTTCCATCTTGATGAAATTGCTTTCCGAATTTACCGAGTGTGTCAAGTCGATGTGTTGTTTAACCGCATCTGGAAATTTAATAGCAATAAGATCATAATACAAACTATTTGGTTCGTCTTCATGAGCAAATGACATCACATCAAGCTGCGATGTTGGTATTCTCATATATTCTCTGAAGGGATTAAACAAAGAAACACTTGCTGTTTTGTATTCTTCTTCAGTAACGGAGAAGAAATGTCTGTTTGTTATCAAGCATCTATCATTCAAGAAAGTGCCACGCAAAACCCCATATTGTAATTGACCTTGTCGCTTAAATTCCAGAATCATAATGTACATGTTTTGCAAAACCATCTTTTCAGTACGATATGCTGCTGGACATGACAGTTCCGTATTACTTGAATTCACGTAGTCTTTCACAAAAATTTTTGTTGTATTTGTGTCAAACATTCCTTGTGCTTTATAAATAGGAACTACAACAACTGGTGCTTTTGAAGGTGTCTTTTCTTTTTGTTTAACTGATTTTGGTTGACCATCATTATATTTTTGGGTTTCAATATCTTCCTCACAATTTTTAAGTTCTTCAATCTTTTCCTGCAGCTCAATTTTCTTCTTTTCAAGGGCTTCGACTTTTGATGTATTACAACTCTTCTTCTTTTCTCTTTTCCCTGGTGGGAAGAACCGCTTGTATACTTTGTAAGCTGCAAAAGAAGTTATTAAAAAGGTTATTGTTGCAAGAACAATTTTCCTTTTCAATTTTTCTTCTTTGGCGCGTCCAAAGAAGAAATCATTCAAACGTGTTGACCAAGAAAGTGGTAAATAAGCAAAGAAATATATCACAAAGAAAGATTTCAATATGCTTTCACGCGGTGGTTTTTCTGCTTCTAAAAACGAAAAACTCGGAAGAGTGAAATCACTCTCCATGCGTGCAGTCATTCCAAAATCTAAATTACTTTGTGTTGAAGTGCAAGGTTTTGATGTTTCAAAAACAGATCGTGCATTTCTGAACATCTTTGAAATTTGTTCACGCTTAGGGCGTTCAGCATTCTGAATAACATCAGCGACATATTCAGGAGCTGTTTCCACCTCTTGCATATTTGCGCGTGAAATCTGAGCGCGTCGTTTAAAAACCACAGTCTCGTCTTTGAATCGTTTATGCACATCCTTCAATTCGTTTCTTAACATAGCGACAACTTCCTCATATGAATAAATTCTGTCTCCGCTATGGAATTCATAAATGTACTCATTTGGTTGTGTTAAATCCAATTTGGAAACATCAATCATTCTTGTGCCTTTACTTAATTTTGAAAATTCTTCTTTCAAAACCATCTTAAAGGAAAAATCAATTCGACGATGATAAGCTTCTGGACATTGCAAATATGATAAATCCGGTGTTTGTTTATTGTCTGTTGCAATAATTAATGCTGATTTAAACAATGCTTGTGATTTCATCTCAATCTCAGCCACTGGTAACATATGATCGTGTTCATTATTCAAATGGATTATTGCCTGTGGAAATGGAGTTCCATGTTGTAAATGTTTTGCATCCACCTGATTTGCATCATCGCAAACATAGATTTTTGCTCGTGAAGAGACAAAATTCTGTTCATACTGTACTCCTACTGGTCGATAATAAACAAACTGATCATACGATTCAAGTGCTTCATTCATGTCTTCTTCAGTGTAACCTTCCAAATCCAGAATTGTCGAAATTGTATCAGCAGAGACCAATTTGATTATGCGTGACTTTCCGATACCTGCATCTCCCCAAATGTGGAAAACAACGGGTTTCTTACGTCTACCGCAACGTGCCACTGGAGATCTTTGTGCAATGGTATACATATTGTTTACATGACTCTTTAAAACCAAAAATTTTTGGTAATAGATAGATCGAGAGTCAATCGTTGATGAAAGATTTATTACATCCAAACGCAGTTTACAAATTTCTGTAAAGGCTTTTTCATCTGTTGTCAAACGAGAAATTCCATCTTTTGTGCTCAACTGC